GCGAGCGCAACTTGTTAAGCGCCTCTACCCCTGCGGCCCGCCAAGGCTCTTGAAGTGCTTTCTGTTCCTGAAAAATTCTGTAGTTGACATCGCCAATTCCTTGATTGGCGCTGGACATAGCCCGAGCGGCTCCAACCGATCCAAGTGCGCCAACAAGCGAACTACCTGCAAGAAGCGCGGTGCTAGGAGAAATGCCGGACGGAAGATAAGACATTAGACCTGTAGATTGAGCGCCTACAGGTATACTTGCCCCGCTTGTCAAAGGAAAAGCAGCGGATGCCAAATCTCCACCTAAAGTCATACTTCCTGCGCCAGCCCCAAGGTAATTTGTAGGCATCGCGCTAAGTGCTTCAGCCCCCGCCAAAGCGTTAGTCCCAGTAAGACCACCGCTAGTCAACGCAGCGTTAATTGCCGCTTCGCCACCCGCAACTTCAGCGGCGGCTACGGTTGAACCTGTTGCCGAATTAAAAAACGCGCCAATCTCAGGGGCAAAATAATACCCGCCAGCCAAAAGCGCGGGGATTGTCCATCCACCGGGAATTCTTTCACGGACTGTATCGTCTAGACCAGCAAGTTCGTCACTTACTTTGCTAATCAATCTTTCAAAAATGTTCATTATGTGATCTCCCGTCCGTTAGCTCGGATATTGATCGCTGATGCCGTCCCTGCGATGGTGCTAATAAAACCGCTAGGGCCAAGCGCAGCGCCAGTAATCTCAGGAAAGGTATACGTCTCTGACGGTTGTAGCGTCTTGGTCTTGACGATCAAGTTCTGATTGCCAGCCGAATCTGCTGCCGTGACCAAGTTGACGCTAATCGTTGCCGCTGCGGCGCTGAAGTTGGTCGCAGTGAACTTATCCACAAGCGCGGTTACACCGTTGGCAGTGTACTGGGTCGTCTGACTTGGTTCAGCCAGCTTTGCCGGGATCAAGACTTTTACGGTTACAGTCATGGTTGCGCTGCCTTGTAAGCCAAAACCAGCGCGTCGTAGTCGCCGCCGACTTGAGCCTTGAGAACGTCCCTAATCCTGATTGACTTGCTTTGCTCTGCTTTTTCAGTCCTCACCAACGAGCGTAGACGGTCACGGTACTGATAATCGCTGATCGCCTGAACGTCGTCATCCGACAACGAGTGCGGCAGATCCTCGACTTTCACGCCCTTGAACGCTACCCAATCCTGCGGCCAATCATCCGATGGAAGTGCGAGTAGCATAGCAGAATAGTTGTCAATGTTCACCTGATACGCATAGATTTCCATCTCGCGGTGGTAGGCGTTCATAACTGCCGAGGCTAGTTTTTCGTTGTCAGTAATCATCTTGATTTGTCAGAAAAAGCTACAGAATTTGCGACGCCTAAAAGAGTGCTAGGGCTGGCATACGCTGACCCAAACCCACCGGCAGATGTCCACGGGTACGCTCTAGTATAAGGCGGCGTTGAAGGTATCGCCGCAGCGATTTCCGTCCCTGTACTAGACCAGTCCACAGATTGTACAACTTGCAGTATTGACGGGCTTGAGTACAAAGAACCAAAGCCAGAAGACCATTGGTACACTTTTAACGAGTTTGGAGTAGAGTTATTTCCAACTGCAAGTTCAGTCCCCGCAGGTGAAAACCTAATCCCAAACGCTGGCCCCGCTACAGGGCTTGAAGGGTTGGAATATTTGGTTCCAAACCCAGACGATGTTACGGGATACGCGGCGATAAACGGAGTCGCGGTGCTGCCAATCGCAACGTCATTCGTTACTGGGTTGAACGATATGCTTTCTAGGTTGTTGCCAAACGGGGGCAGCGACGCTGGATTTGCGTACTTAGTACCAAACCCCGTTACCGATGACCACGGGAACAACGAAATGACTGGGGTTGCGCCTTGGCTGAACGCAACCTGGGTGCTGTCGCCGTTTAGCGTAACGCCAGTTGAGAAGCCAGCAGAATTTAACGCTGGTCCGTTTGAATACTTAGACCCAAACCCGCTCGCTTGACTCCACGCCCATGCTTGCGGAAAAGAAGGGTTTAGCGCGTTTGACGTTAAGATTGCGTCAACATTTTTAGTCCAGGTAAACCCTGCGGGGCCAAACGCAGACGGGCTTAAAGGGCTACCGGCGTTAGAGTACTGCGTCCCAAACCCAGAGCCAGACCACGCCCACACAAGGAAAAAAGGCGACGTAGTACAGGACGCCGAGATGTTTGAATTGTCTGTGACAAAAGAAATCTGGTTGACCGGATTGGAAACCGTTGGGGCCGTGAAAATTGACCCAAACCCAGTCGTTGAATTCCAGTTGTAGACAGAAATCCTTTGACCAAGCGTAGGACCACCATACGCAATATAGATTGACGGGACAACTGGAGGAGGAGGGCCACCAAAAGTGAACATCCCCAGAAAGCCACTCATGACACACCCAGACCGAAAACGTACCAAGTATCAGTTGCAACTTTGATCATAGTAGCGACGCCGTTAGACGCGACTGATCGGTTGCCGGTAGATGTGGAGTTAGCAAGCTTGAGCGTGACGCCCGCCCCTGCTTGGATAACTATTGCCGTGGCGTTGCTCACCACGCTAATAACCGTGCCGATGTCAAACGCTACGCTGCTATTAGGCGGTACGGTGACGTTGCTAGTGATGTAGAGGTGCTTGGCTGAATCTGACAAGACCAGCGTACCGCTAGTGTTATCCGACTGGGGCATGGTCCGAAAACCAAACCCGTACAGATTACCGGCGCTGTCTTTGACGGTTGATGCGCTGTTAAGACCCGTAATAGTCTTGTTAGTCAGCGTTTGCGTACCCGTAAGCGTGACAACGGTGTTGTCAATGCTGATCGTGCCAGTCGTAACGATTGGACCGCCGGTCAAGCCCGTGCCGGTGTTGACCTGGGTAACGCCGCTATCAAACGCTGGCTGACCTACAGGTCCGAGTTCCAACGTATTGACCATGCTGTAAAGCTCGCTTACCTGCGAGCCAATCGGGTCGTAATTAAAGTCTTCAATCGCGGTTGAATTTGCGCCAGATCCGGTCAACGTAAACAGGTTTAGGAAGAACCGATACCACTCACGCGACATCAACCCCGTGCGCGGGTCAATAAAGTCAACCCGAGGCGCGGGGATCTGGGTGATGTTATTGATGACTGGCATTAGGCGCTTGTCCCGCTCAAGTGCAGTTCAGCCCCCATAATGGCAATTTTGACCGGATCTGTGCCGGACAACTCGTAAACTCGATCACGCAGTTTAAGTGTCATACCAAGGCGACGCCAGAACACGCGGTGTTGATAAACGCCGATCTTGCCCAACGGCGACCAATGCTCGTTAGACCAAGTGTGGCCGCCATTGTCAGACCAACGCAGCATGACTTGCGGGTCAGATCCGATTGTTGGCTCGCCTTCAGCTACGGCAAGCAAGAAATCGCCGCTTTCGGTTGTGATGAACAAACCGGATTCGGTAAGTAAGAAAGTCGGATCTGTACCGGCGCTGTTATTGATTCCAACGCCGCTTTGGCAATCTAGTTGTAGGCTATGGTGCGCTGTACGAGTTAGGTTATTCTGCCCTGTAGGCAACGCCCGCCAAGAGCGCAGCCACTTTTGAGGGCCACCGTTGTCAGCGTAAACATCTAGGTCAAACGCATATAAGTTGCCGTTCTCAAAGTCGCCAACAACGATCTCGCTGTTAAATGCCATCTGGCAGTTGCTGCGATGCCGCAAAAACAGACCGTTAGAGAACGCCGCCCGCTCATGCCACGCTTGTGTAGATACGTCGTACACCCAAGTAGCGTTGCCCGATGGAAATGTCAGTACATAGAAGGCGTGGCCTTCTTGCTGGTATGTGTAGCCAATCGCGTCGCTAATATTGCCGTACTGGGCGATTGCGTACTCAATTGCGTGGGTGCTGATCCGCTGGCCGGTGTAGCCGTTGGCACGGTAGACGATGCCCTGCCCGCGAGCGTCAGCGCCCAACCAAAACAACCCGTTATCTAGTTTGGCGACTGAGTATGTTGCAGCGCAACCAATTTCGTTATACGCGCCTTGGATGCGTTGCAACGGGAAGTCTGGGTTACCCGCGTCGTACCAGACCTCAACCGAATTGGTCCCAAACAACCAGACTTCTCGGTGGTCAACGATCATACTGACCAGACCGTCTGGCGATCCTTCTGCGCTGGCAAAATCCAACGGATCAACTGACGTACCTTCCAACAGCGCGGTTACCCACACCTTCTGGCTGTTGGGTTCAATAAATACAAAGTACCCGTCTAGATAACCAACAGCCACCGCGCCTGGAAAATCTTCGTCAGTAATCTGAACAAAGACGTTAGTTAGCGAGTTGTAGATGTAGCTTGGGCCGTTACAAGCAATAAATAATTGCGTACCGTTGTCGGCCATGCTAACCGGCCCTGTGCCGGATACCGTACCCAACAGCGTAGAAACGTAGTTGTTAGTGATCTTGTAAAGTTGCAACCCGCTGACAACGTAGCCAACACCGTTGAACGTCCACAGTCCCCGAATGGGACCAGTACCAACGGTGGCGAGCAGCGACAGGCCGGGAGCGCGGTTTAAGAACGCAGGTTCTTTGCCGCCTTCGGGGACAATCTCAGGGAAGAGATTGACCATGCGGTTGTCGGCAGCGTTGATGCTCCGAGCAACATACGCCGATCCCAGAATCGGCGTCTTCATTAGTAG